ACATGGATTTAAGTTTAATGCTTAATTTTGAAAGAATTAAAAATGGAGCCTCTAAAAAATGGCTACAGAACGGCTAATAATTGAGCTTGACGCTAGAACAAATGAGCTAGACACTAAGCTAAAAAAGCTAGATACACGACTCGATGATATATCGAAAACCACAGACAAAGCTGATTCTAGCTTAAAAAAGCTAGACGACAATCTAAAAAAGCTAGATACACGACTCGATGATATATCAAAGAGTACAGACAAGGCTGATTCTAGCTTAAACAAGCTAGACGACAATCTAAAAAAGGCGGATAATCAGCTTGATAATATATCAAAGAGTACAGATAGTGCTGATTCTAGCTTAAAGAAATTTAGTGGCGTGGCTGGAGCAGCGGCATCTGGCGTTGCAAAATTAACTACAGCTGTAACAGCTTTGGCTACTGCATCTACTGCTATCGTCTTAGCTTCAGCAAATAACAGGCGAGAGCTAGAGCTATTGTCTCGGCAAGCTAAAACTTCAACAGAAGACTTCCAAGCTTTGTCATTCGCTACATCGCAATACGGGATTAATGCTGAGCAAATTGCAGATATTTCAAAGGATGTCTCTGATAAAGTAGGCGAGTTTGCGCGTGATGGCACAGGTGCATTTCAAGATTACGCCAATCAACTTAGGCTAACGAAGGAAGAAGCCCAAGACGCTGCATTAGCGTTTGAAAACATGTCTTCTGAACAAGTTCTTGGTGAGATGGTGTCACGCATGGAAGATGCTGGGGCATCAGGCGACCAAATGACACAAGTACTTGAATCGATGGGTAATGATTTATCTAAGCTTGCGCCACTTTTCGCAAACAACTCTAAAGAGCTAAGCACACTTAAAGCGCGTTTTAACGATGTTAATTCAGCACTACAAATAACCGACACGCAAGCTTTAGCTTTACAAGAAACTAGTCAATCATGGTCACTGTTAACTAGCTCTTTAGGCAATTCAGCTACAGCAATTAGCGCAACCGTGGCACCTGTTTTTGATGACTTTTTTAATGATGTAATAGCGGTTGTGCCTGATGCTACACAAACAATTATTGATTTCGTCAACTCGTTTCTTGATGCTGAAAATATCACATCGATAGCTGGCGTAAATAAAGAGATTGAAGCCAGCATTGAGCGGATAGCTGAAAAAGAGGCGTTAATAGAAACGGCAAGAGGTCGGACGCTAGAAGTTGCTAGAGGTCACAAAGAGGAAGAAGAAGCTAGGCTTGAATCACTTAAGCAACAACTAGAAGTTTTAGAGCAACAACAATCTGTTGCTGATGCGAATAGGCTTTCAGGCGGAGAAATTGGCGGGGTTTCTGGCTCAGAGTCTGCCGAAGATGTTACTGGCGATGCTAAATCTTCAGAGCTTCAAGCTATCGAAGATAGACTATCAACAGAAACGGAGCTTCTCAATCAACAATACGAAAGAGAGAAAGAAATACTTGATAGACAAGTTTCAGATATTGAAGAAAGAAACGCGTTAAAGCTCGAGCTAGAAGAAGAGTATTTAGAAAACTACATAGCTATTATTGAACGAGAAGAAGAAGAAGCGGCAGCAGTTCGTGAAGCCGCACTAGAAAAACAGAATAAAAATGCAGAATTATCAGCAAAAACAGAGCAAAAAATAGAGAAAGGCAAGCAGCAATTTGCTACGCGAACCGCTGAAACTCTACTGTCTTCATCGTTATCAACGCAAGAAAAGCTATTCTCTGTTGTAAAAGATGCTGCAGCGGGTCAGATAGAGGCTTACGGATTATCAGCGGGGGCAAAAGCTTTGGCTGAGTTGGGGCCAGTAGCGGGGCCACCAGTTGCAGCTTCGTATATAGGCTGGTCTCAAGTTGCCGCAGGCGTGGTACGCGCCCTTCCCCTAGGCGGTGGCGGTGGTGGTGCTGGAACCCCGGACTCTTCATCATCAGAAGTTGCAACGACGCAAGAGTCTGAATTTACACCAGAGACGCAAGGTCTTGAATTAACTCAGTCGAGTGCTGGGGGCTCATCTTTAAGCACTGTTAACATAGCTACAGAGTCAGATGATGATTTGATAGAATTAATAGCTGTAAAGCTTGAGCAAAGAATGAGAGAGGGTAACTAATGGGCATTAAGATAACTAGAGATAATTTTATTAATAGCAGCACAATCCCAGAAGTTGCTAACTCAATAAACCCAAACGGGAACGCTCTAAATATAACATCACCTGATCATTCTTTGACATATACATCAGTTCCAGACGGGTCTGGTTCTTTTCGTGTTTTTATAGATGACCATGAGGATGTTGAATATGTCGCAATATCGGGACATACCGCAGTTCCTAACGGGGGCTCTGCTGTTGTAAGTTTTGGTTTTGGTACTACTGTTGTCGATTCGGTAACGCTATTTAGAAACAACAATGTAATGTTTACTTTTGAACCAATGGATTTAGGCGGCTTTTTTGTTCAGTTTACACCGAGCTTTCCAAGTCACCCAGTTACTCTTTCACAAGTTGCCATTGGGCGGCTCATCGATGTTGAAGAGGGCGAGCAGGCAGGCTATAAAAGAAATTGGCTAAAAAGAAGTATCAAGCAAAGAACAACAAGTAATCGAACTTCTGCACCGGTTAGCGCAATACAAAAAACAGAGCCGCTATCAGCCACATTAAACATACCGAATATTGATGCACATTTAAGTCAAAACGATTACCAACGATTTATTGATTACACTTTTGAGCAGCCATTTTTCATTAAAGAAGTTGAGGATTTGCCAGAGTCGTCATATATATGTTACGACCCTGAACACGATATAGTAGCTCACAGGGCAACACCGCTTTTAAATAGAGCGACAATTAAATTCAAAGCATACAATGGGTTACAATAATGTCTACTTGGGAAGAAACACAAGAGCTACTTGTTCAGCGACACTTTGAAGTGTTAGAGGTAGATTTACCTGTAATTACGGGGACATGCACTCTCGCAGATGGTGACGGGTACGGCACACCTATCTCTTGTGACCAAGAGTGGTCAGGAGAGTATCAAACATACAAGTTCACAAATTTAGATGCGCCCATACTTCCCGAATCCAATATTTATAGATGTATTTCAAGGATAACAGAGAATTCAACTAAAATTCAGGCTGGTAAAGGTTTGGCGGTAAAGGGGTCATTAACTGTAATTTTGCATGACTTTACAGGTGTTGACCCAAACGACTACGCGGACGGCGTTACAAATACAGTACGCAACCAAGGTACATTTTTTGGCAAGATGCTAGCTCGCCAAATACTCAATAATAAAGTAGTAAGGCTAAAGCTGTACCGGTTGGAGGAGGATGGAAGTGTTGATTTAGAAAACGGCGCAAGAACGCACTTTTATACTTTAGATGCACTAAAAACAAACAGCAATGGAACGTACACGCTAACATGTAAAGATGTTTTGTCTGGTACGAATTTAGAAGAGAAAACTTGGCCTGTAACAACGGGCGGTTTTACTAGATTAAGTGTAGACGACACAACAACATCAATACCTGTTGATTCTGAAGTTGACTATTCACAAGCCTTTGCTGTGCGTATATCAGATGAAATAATGAGAGTAATTAGTGTCACTGGCAATCAAACATCTAACGCTACTTTAAACGTAGACACACGCGGCAATTCAATCTTTGCACCTAGCTCAGGCGAGCTACTAACTGAGAGCGAAACATCATCACATGATTCTGGCTCTGAGGTTTTTATATGTGACTTGGCGGACAATCAAAGAATTGATACATTTTTAATTAAAGTGCTTACTGAGTCAGACTTGGATATATCATTAATCAATGTTACTGGCTTTGTTAATGAAGTTGATGTCTGGCATGCTAACGATAGAATAAACACGCTACACACTGAATCAGAAGATGTTAACGACGTTATAGTACGAGTACTAGACGGCTTTTTGATGGATATGTGGTTTTCACAAGAAAGCAATCAAGTAGAGTTATCAGCCATTAGCGTGTGGCGACAATCAAGTTCGACAATACATGAAGGTCGAGAGATTCAAGCGTATTCTTTAAAGCAAAAAGCAGATACAAACTTGAGAGCGTCAAGGGCTTTGGTTGTGTATGACAAGCCATTTCTGGCTAAAGATGATGATACAAACAACTATCGAAAAGCTAGCACATTTTCTGATGATATAATTGCTGGGGAGGCGTTTTTTACTGAGCATAAAGACAAGGTTTTTGATAATAATTTTATCATTGGGGATAACGCGGCTCAGCTATTAACACAACGATATGTTAGTCGATTTAAGTTTACCCCTTTCAATTATAGCTGGAAAACAAGCGAGCGATATTTAAACTTCAGCACTGGCGATGTAGTTAATATTATTGCTGATGATATACAGTCGTTTGACGGCTCTAACAATTCATCATTCAGGGCACAAATAACAAGAATAAAGCCTGATTATACAAAGTACGGGCGTGAATATTTAGTATCAGCTATTACATACGAGCCTGAATTTGCTAACAACTCTGAGATTGTTATCACAGACCCTATTAACTCTATTAATCTGCATACTTTTGCTGGTGCTCCTGCTACCGATGTAGATTTAACATTTATACTCGCTGGCGGTACGTCAGGAGGTCAGACAGCAATTAGAGCAGGCAATTTCACAAGCGGAAGTAGTATTATATTAATAATGGTTGATGGTTTTGATGCTCAAGCACAAGGCGGCAACGGCAGTATATTTGAAGGTACAGGGGTGGATGATGGTGAGGCGGCAACATCAGGGGGTACGGTTTATGATGCTGAGGGAATAGATACAGATATATATTTTAGTGGCTCAACTCCTTCCTCCGCATACCCTGTTGCTGATGGTTATATCAGAGCTCCGGGTGGTGGTGGAGCAAATGCTCAAGAAGTACCGGGCGGCGACCAAGATTTTTACTATGATACTGGTGGCGGTGGTGCTGGCAGGCCAGCGGGTGTTTTTGGTGCTGATGAGTTTGGTAATGGTGGTGTTGTCGCAAATGGTATTTCAGTCGGGGGTGACTGGGGGCAAGACGGCAGTGATGATAATAATGTTTCTGATGCGGTCGGTGGTCTGGCTGGGTCAGGCGTTAAAGATAGGGGCGCTAGCGTTGTGTTTTTTGGCGCTAACTCAACAAGATACATTAACGGAAATGGTGATCACTAATGAAAAAGCCAACTTATATTTTAACTAAAGAGCTTAACGAGCATCTTGCCGATTTAAAGAGAAGACTAGATTTTCTGGAAAGTGAAAACAAAAAATACAAAACTCTTCAAGCTCAATGCCAAACAGTAGCGTCTAAATTAAACAAAATAAACAGCTTAATTAATAATTCAAAAACAGAAAGAGTCGACATAGCAAATATAATAAAAGAAGTTGTTACACTAGACTTTATCAACAAGCTTTACGGGAAATAATATGGCTAGCATAAATTTAAGCGGAATTTTAAAAGACTCGTTAGATGAAGTTGATGTAGGTGCAATTATAAAATTCACTCATCTAACAACAACTGGCGAAGTAATAAACACAACTGAGCAAGCGCTTATTGTGCCACCTGACGGCTCGTATAATATAGATGTAAATTACGGGCTTGTACGAATTGATTACACAACTAAAAATACAGAGCGATACGTTGCAACTGTAACTGTTAATGATGAAACAGTAGCTACTACGTTGCCAGAATTGATCGGAACTGTAACACCAGTCACTGAAGAATCTTTGTTGTTTATGCAGGGTTTGGTTGCTGACGCAAGCGAATCAGCAGATAGGGCAGAAGCAGAGGCGGATAGAGTAGCCGAATTAGTTAACGTAGGTGAAAGTAATACTAGCGTAGGTGATGGCGCACTAGATAGTATCACAACTGGAGTCGGCAACTCAGCCCTAGGTGTTGTAGCTTTAGGGGGTAACACAACAGGGGATTTTAATTCTGCAATAGGTGACACAGCTCTAGAGAATAACACGACAGGTAATAGAAACACAGCTCTAGGGCGTGGCGCACTAGAGCTTAACGAAACAGGAAATGTAAACCTAGCATTAGGGGATGGCGCACTAAGCAGCAATACAACAGGATCTGGAAATACAGCAATATCACCAAGAAACAGCTCAGGTTCATACGCGCCAGTATTTGATCCTACAACAGAAAATGACAGGGTGTGTATCGGCTCTACGTCAGTCACGAACGCATACATACAGGTTCCGTGGACTGTAGTGAGTGACGCTAGAGACAAGACAGCGTTTACTGATATAGATTTAGGGCTTGATTTTGTAAACAGCCTAAACCCTGTCAGCTATAAATTCAGAGAAAGTAGAGACTCAGAAAAAACTGTAGGGACTACAAAATACGGATTTAAAGCTCAAGAAGTTTTAGATTTGGAGGGAGATAGCCCTGTTATTGTTGATAATGAAGACCCTGAAAAGCTAAGAATGATTGATACGGCCTTAATTCCTGTTTTAGTTAAAGCGATTCAAGAATTATCGAAAACAGTTAAGAGTCAGCAAGAAAAAATAAACTCATTAACTCTCTAAAATATCAACTCCGTATATAGCTTTAATAAGTTTCTTTTTTAAGTTGTATACGGGAGTTTTCATTCCCTTTACGTCTTCAACTATCAACTCATCACCCCTAAAATATCTAAAGTCTGCTTTATAAAATCCACACTTTTTATCATTAATTATAAGGTCATATCGTGGTTGCAATTCTAACTTAGATATTTCACCGGCTTTAAGTAAAATCTTAAGCTCACAATATCGTTTAGCTTCTTTTTTGGAGTCAAAAATTATTCCGTCAACTTCTGTTTTTATTGCTTTATATTTGTTACGCATAAACATCACTTATACTATCTATAACTTCCTGTGATGGCGTTTCAACTTCCATTGCACACATCAACTCAAACATGCTTAACCATATATCGCGCTGTAAGCCAAATTTAGCCGTAAAAGCGTTCTTGTGGTGCGTTACGCTAAGTTCGTTATTGCTGTGCACGTCATGAAGCTCTACAGGCACAGGAATAGCGAAATACTCACCTATATGAATTTTATTATGCTTGAATGTACGACCTTTCACATGATGTATTTGAAAATCCTTTCTACCCTCGTACTCTTTCCCATAAATCGCGCCAAGACTTACTAAGTCAATTAATCTCGCTATATTATCTATAAATCTTTTTTCTCTTGCGTTCGGCATTCTTAACTCTTCTACGTTAGTTATTATCGTTATCATAATCTAAATTATAGCCCATAGCACCAAAATGGCTTTGTAAATCCTGTCTAAGTTTGTTGTGCATTTTAGTATCGAAAAGCCTAGTTACTGGTATTCTTTCCATCTCTAAAAGTTGCTGTTCATAACTTAATTGGAAAAATCCTTTTTTATCTAACCCGTGCCACATTATAGCTCCTATATGATTATCACTAAATAAAATAGGTAAGCCAAATGTAAGTTTAATATATCTTGTAGCTTCAGGAATAGTCATTGCTAAAGCTTCAGACATAGCTGGATACCAAGATTGATAAACTCGATTAGCTGGTAACGATCGAGTTTCGGGTTTTTCTGATATTTTAAGATAATATTTTTTACTTGGGTTTTTTGATACAAGCTCACGAATATCAGATACTATTTTACTGATATTAGATAAGCTTAACGTTTTATTCTTCATATTCCCTCTTTCCTCATAATATTAAGTTAAAGCCCTTATTTCCACACTTATAAAATGTAGAAACAAGGAATAATTCCCGTAAGTCGTAGTGTTATGTGTCATCTTCAATATTTAAGCTACTAAAAATTTCACAATATTCTTTATCTGCTATTTGTTGCAATATTAACTTTGCTTTGCGCCATTCTTTTATGTTGCATTTTGGTTTAAACTCGTCCAGAGCTAAAGTGGCATCAAGTAATTTTTCAGCATTAACTATTTTTATAAGTTCACTAGCTAGCATGTTACCGCCTTTTTTCTAATCAATTAATTTTAAAACACATAACAAGTCGCTGAACGGGATTGCTAACATCTGGTTTGTTTTTAGTATCAGTCATTTCAATTACTCTCAGTTAGTTAAAATATTGGTGTTACCTACCGCAACACCATTAGCTGCAAGGTTATGTTACTAAACCAAGTTTGGCTGTAAATCTATTGGCAGCTTCACTTGCCTTGTGTCTGCTTTCGTAGGTTTTTACGCCCTCAACAGTACTCTTATCTATCGTAATCCTAAACTTGTACCCTAGCTGCTTCTGGCATTTATAAAGCCTAGTATTACTAACAATATTTATAACCATAATTTATCCTTAATTTCAGTAACAGTAACATAACAACGAATTATTGCAGGACTAAAAACAGTTGGTTTCTAGCTAATAGTCCGTTGTATTGTTAGTTATTGTGTTTGTTAAAAGTTCATCTTCTTAAGGTTTTTAGCCTCAAAATTTAAGGTTATGTTACTAAACCAAGCCTAGTAAACTAAAAACTACGTAGCCTTCTTTTTGTTCATAATCTGTAACAAACCCAATTCTTTTTTGAACTGTACAACCTGTAACTCTTCTCTCAATATCACACTCATGCAGGACTACAAAATCACCCTCCTTAAAGTTCCTATCATTAAACCTTATTTCAAATTTCTTATTTCCGCTAGAAACCTCTTGATAATACTTTTTATCTATTTTTAAGTTGTGACATTCAACTTTTTTCATAATTGTTTTCATGGTATTCCTTAATCTTATCTTAGGTAACATAACAAAACGCTCAACAAGGACGTAGCAAGCTACGCCTATTAGCTCATGGTTATGTTGCATCCTGTGCCGCATCATCAATAAGTTTCGGGTCGTCAATTAACAACCAACACATTAATATTGTATTGAATACATCAGAATCTAAAATCCCAAATGGCTCATCTGTATTGTTGCAAACAATAGCGGTTTCCATATTTGTATCTTGATTGCGCATTATTGTAAAAGGCCAGTCAGGGCATGAAACGCCTATTACCTTTTTATCTGCATTAAGCACATAGTCAACGTCAAACCTACCTTGTTCCATATAATCCTGCAACATAACAACTGGCTTAATCGGACTTGCTACAGTTGGCTTTTCTTCTGGTTTTGTCATTTCTATTTACTCCGTGTTTAATTTAATTTAGTTCCGCAAGCGCGGTTAGCCCTAGGTTATATTGCCTAAAACCCTTTCTTTAGTCTTCGCCTCATATCAATCAAAGCAAAAATATTAATCAATATTGGAAGTAGCAACCAAGGGGTTAGCATTGCGCTTAAAATGCAATAGCCTATAGCGCTAATCAGCAAGCTGTTTTCTTGCTGATTTAAAACCAAACTCTCATGTACCATTTCTTGTTCCTCTTTAGTGTAATCGGCAAATATAACCTTGAGCTAGGCGAGCTCAGCAAGCTGCGCACGCCTAGCTCATGGTTATGTTGCTACCAGTCACAAATAGTGTTCTGCTGATTTTCACACTCAAACATATAAAAGCTATCGAACTCACAATTGTGCTCTAATGACTCTCTTGGGTTGAAGAAAATATCTGAGGTATTACACTCAGCTCCGCTACAAAAATACTTTTTCCCACTAGCCTCAATAAAAAAGTTAAATTTACCTTTTTCTACATAAAACCACATAGGTATACACCTAAGCAACTCATCATCACTATTAACAAAATCTTCCCAGTTTTTATACTTACTCATTTTTCTTTCTCCTTTGTAGTTAACAACATAACAAGTCGTTGAAAGTTGACTCATTACAGTTAGCTTCGTTCATTCTTCACTTGCAAACTTACATTCGCAACATTAACTCAAGGTTATGTGTACATATCTATATTACGCTTAGGTAATGATGTGATTTTATCGTTATTACTAACTAATCTTACTTGGTATAAGCCAGCTTTCGTAACCTTCATAAATTCACACTCTTTACCGATAAATATTTTATTTTCCCCGTCACATGCTAAGCCTCCTCTACCGTTAACTTTACACATAACAAGTCGCTCAACGGGATTGCTTACACTTGGTTTGTTTTCTATATCTATCATGTCAAATACTCTCAATTAGTTAAAATATCGGTGTTAATTAACGCAACACCATTAGCTCAAGGTTATGCTGTTAAGTGCATTTCCGCATCAATGCCAATACATCTGGCCTCAAAGTTTGGCTTTATTTGTCCGCTATTAAACATAGATAATAGTTTATCTATGTTTTCTTTATTGAAGTCGCGAGCGCATACAGTCTTTCTTTCGCTATCCTCAAACACACACCAGTGCTTCCCTCTTAGATCAGTTACTTGTGTTGACTTGAATTTCATTTCTCTATCTCCAATAGGTAAACCGCCTAACAAGGCAATTAAATCGGACACAAAACAGCTTGGTTTCATGCCTCTGGTTTCGGCGTGTGTGCCGCTTATTGCGTGATTATGTGTATATCTTAACCGTTTACTCTATAGCTACTAAAAGGAACCCACTTACCCTTTTTATACTCTATAACGCAACCCCCAATAAATGACCATTCTGAATTAACACCAATGGCAATCGCTTTGGCCTCACACTCTTTTTCAAAAACAATCGGTATTGATATTAAAATCATTACAATAATCGCTATAATTAAAACCTCTAATTTACTCATAAATCATTACTCCAAATTTCATTTTAAAATTAAAACACATAACAAAATGCTGATGTTATGAATAATTAACTATTTCAACTATTCGCTCATCCATTCCGAAGGGTTTAACATTGCTTTTATATACAATTTCATCTTTTTCAATGCTATACACATGAGTCCATTCTATTTCGTTACCTTCGTTATCATCCCAATCAGCAT